ACATACTCTTTTGACAATCCTTTGCGCCTTAAACTTTCAAACAAAAACGCTCTGTCCATTGGCGCAAGAAACAATTTCATTTGTTGCAAGTATGCAGCCGCATCAGACGCCTCAACACCCTCAATGGCTTGTATCATTTTGTCTGCATCATCCTTAGAAAGAATTGGCGTATAATTAAGTCCGTTTAAATCCTTAATTTTTTTACCAGCCTCTATTCTTTTTTCCAAACCACTTTGGCCTGTGTTTATAGCTTCAATAGATAAATCAACAGGCTCTATATTAACGGTATCCATTTTATTTGCCTGAGCAAATGCAATGGCATCACCATTTACGTCAAGTTGCGTGTTTATGGCGTCTCGCAAATCAACCGCCATTTTCAATGCTTTTTCTTCAAACTTCGTGTCAATACCTTCGCCACCACGCCCTTGCACTCCTTTTGCGTAGAAATCAACATAAGCGTCTATATTTTTTAATGTAGCTTCTCGCCCTAAACCAATTTTCAAAGAATTAAGTTGCTTTAAATCATTAAGATCTTCTACCATCTTAGCGCCCTTTTCAGGCTCTATGTTTGGCAAGATACTTGCTACATCTGTTTCTAGCTTTATAATTGTTTCTTCAGATAAGGTTTGCGTAGGCAAATTGTCAGCATAAACGCTTATTGATGACGATAACTCACTTCTATAAATCTCCGAAAGATCTTGTGCTTTTTGCTCTGCAATGGTTGGACCTTCAAAGAAAGTTTGTAAGCCACCGACAGCTTTTAGCATCTTTGCCTGATCTTCTGGGCTTAACATTTTCATCAAACCGTAAACATACGCACCACCAGAGGATGAAAGTGCTTCCTCGCCAACAGGCTTTTCTTCTTTTTCTGGACCATAAAAGTCACTTGGCAAGCTATCACGTAACGCACGTCTCATTTCATCTATAGCAAGCACACCACTTGTTGCACTATCAGCATAGTTTGTAAGCGCACGTACCGTACCGTTATAAATCATAGCATATTGTTGCTTTGTAAGACTGCTAAGATCACCAGCCTTTATCTGTGCCATTTTCTGTGTATCGTTTACAACACCTTGCAATGCCATAGATATAACGCTGAGATCCTGACCACCTGCTATCTGGTTTTCAACGTCCGTTAGTTTTCTTTCTCTGTTTTGCAGAGAGGCAACTTCAACACGGCGATCAATGTCACCGCGTAATGCAAATCTATTCTGTATCTCTAACTGACGAAACTGTGACTGAAACTGTTGCTGTGCATATCTATCGCTACCTACTCGATCAGATAACTCACGCTGTAGCTTACCTGTCTCTCGCGTCCATATCGGATCATCACCATCAAGAACACTGCCATATAAATCTGATTTGGAAAGCTCTTCGCGCCTCTCACGCAACGCCTCTTGTGCGTCTAACAACGCATTATCAAGATTGTTCTTTGTTTCCATCTTGTAGCGTGTTTCAGCGTATTCACCGATTGCAGCCAATGCAGCCTTTGCTGGTGCAGCCTTTGCCAACTCCTGTTCAGCCTCTCTGCCCACACTTCGCCTTGCACGTATAGGACGCCCCGGCATGTCTGTGCTTACTCTTCCTTCTGCTCGATATACTGGTATTCTCATATTATTACCTCAACAAAGGACGTGGCATTGGACGTGGGCTAGTTGTAAAGTTAGATCCTGACGCTCTTGTAGAATATTGTGAACCAGAACCAAATATTCCGCGTTGGTAGCCAAGACCTGCTACTTGACCTAACCCACTTATTAAAGAGGCAGTGCCTTGAGCACGGAGACTAGCAGAGGCACCGCTACCTTCCATACGTGCCAACTCAGCATTAAGACGTGCGTTTTCTTGTTCGTCACTTATCTGCATGTTTGTCATTTCATTGTTAAACTCATTAACAGCCTCTTGATAGTCAAACTCTCTAGCGTTTATACGCAACACAGCAAGTGGCGTACCTCGACTCATATCAAAGCCAGCGTAACCAAAGCCAGATCTTGCTTGACCTTGTATCTCACTTTCAAAAGCCCTACGATTTCTTACACCATCTATTGCAAACTGTGCATTGATAATACCACGTTGTCTTTCAAGCAAACCAATATCACGCTCAATCATTTCTGCGTTGAAGTTTGCCGCAGCTTGCGCTTTCTCAGCAGCTTTATCAGACGCATTTTTCTGTTTAACAGCGCCAGTTAATCCTGTGAAAACTTGTATTCCTGTGCAAAGACCGCCCATAATCTACCTCACAAATCAAATGTATTCATGCGTGGGAACAACGCCAATACCGTTAATGGCAGTGGTTGCGTTTGCCTCACAAAAATACGGTCATCATCTTCAAACCCACCAGGAAACTCTATCTCTTTGTCTCCTGTAAATAATGGTATGGCTGTATCCATATCCATAGAACTATCTCTAAATGGTATACGATCTAACTCGGTAGTACTGTTACCAACTTCTACACCTACAGTTTCAAATAAACGTAATGTTATTGCATGAATACGTTTAGGTTTACCCTGACTTGTACCATCAACAGAACCGCTTTCTATACGTAATGTTTCTAAGTTACTTGTAAAACCAAATCCTACAGATGCACTTGTTGCAGAGAAATCAAGCGCAACACCACCAGATGCAACCGTTTTATCAGGATGACTTGCACCATTAGCTAATATAGAAACATTTTCACCAGGTAAATGATACAAACCTGATAAGCTGCTAACAGCACTACCACTATATGATAGTCCGCTATCTACAAAGAAAGCACCTGTTGTATTTGCGCCAAAGTCAAACAATTTAAGTTTCTCAACATATCTTTTTGTTACACTGTTGATTGTACGCTTCACAATCATATACAATTCATCTTCGCCAGTATCAGATGGTAATGTTGCAATGCTTTCAACAACAGCTTGCCCACCGCTAAATGCACCACCAATCACATGCTTATGCCAAGCAACAACCTCTTCTTCGCGTCTATAGGTCATGCCTACAAGCGTACCATCGGCTCTTGTAGCCCATACAACGCTATCTGGCTCTTGCTGATACGCAAACTGTGTAAGACCACCATCTGTGATATGCTCTGCTAGAATAGTCATATCTGGTGCAGCGTAGCCACCAGTATTTACATTTCCAACAAACTTAAACTCTCTGACTTTACGTGCGCCACGTTGTACAAATAATGTTACATCAGCAACTTGCACAGGATCTATTGAAGCAGATCCATAGTTAGAATATTTACGTATAAGTGTTGTTGTTGGTGTTATAGGACCGTCATTTGTTGAAGTAAGAACATATTCACCGCCAGATGTACCAATCGTAAGCACTCTTGTTGCAGAGAGATAACGGATAGCATTAACTTGGTTTGACGCAATCGTATAGATCAACGCATCGTCCGCGTTTGTACCTACTGTAAAGTCTGTATAAGCACCGTTTTTGCTAAACCAGATACTTTGCGGATTATTATTTGTACCTGCGAATACAAGTCTTTGCTCAAAAAACGAAACACAACTTGGCCTATTATCCGATCCACTTAATCCTGGTGAGGGAGATCCAGAAATAGAAAGTGTAGCGAAAGTCCAATTATTGTGATCCGATCTCGTTAGGGTGCGTATATCATATGATGGATGCACAAGATACATTGTATCCGCAGATTGAGCAAATCTAATATTAAATAAATCAGCTTCAGAATATGGTGTTGCAATTTCAAATATTTCTGTTGCAGTTCCACCAGATGTATAAGTTGTAAAACTGGTAGTATTTATATTGTTTCCAAAGAGATCTTGCAAAGAAAACGTGTTAGTCGTTGAATTTGCTACTAAATAATTTCTACCATTTACCTCTGTCATACCTCCTAGGCTATCAACGTATATTTCATCACCATTACTAAAACCATGACTATTACTTGTAAATACGCCGGGATTTGCCTTTGTTGCAGCAGTAATTGTTTTTGCTGAAGAGTTTAAGACCTGTAAATCATTGCGAAATACACGCATAATCTGATTGCCAAACTCAAGGATATATGTGTCGCTTGTTTTAAATTGAAAAGCAATAAGTCTTGTCTTTACGGCGCTACTTTTAACTTCACCAAGATACTCTGTCCCTGGACGTCTGGTTACACCACCATGAGGCATTACAACCATATTAGTCAAATCAGAAAGACCTTCACGATATTTCTCAATATTTGTGCGACCTTCTAAGCGCGGACTGATTTCGCCAGCAGTAAAAGAACTTAAAGCTGGAGCACTTCTTGCCATTCCTAAAACCTACTCTCAATCAAATCACTTGCTTCTAAACGTTGCGTAGCACTTTCCGTAGCATCGTTAAACCGTGCTTCCTTAACCTCAGCTTCATATTTAGCGTACATTGTTTGAACAACACTATTTGATCCTGTTATCGAGTATGCAATGTTAGCAGCAAGTTTAGCAGATAATGCTTGAATTAAACTAGGATCATATTGTTGTGGATCTGTTACCTTAGCAATATATTTTATTTTTGCTATTGCTTCATCCGTAACAAGCTTTCTTCCTTCAATGGCAAATACTGGGCCACCAGTATTATTTGTCATGTTGTCTTGAGGGTAAGAAAGAGTCCCATTGCTAAATTCTAAAACACGTAAACAAAACGGATCAGACGGTAAAACATATTGATAAGCGTAACCAAAGTTTGGAACTTCGCTTTCTCGCGCCAACTCAGCCCTAGTAATCAAGCAATTCCAAGGGTGAGATCTAAAAACCGTATCTCGTGTTCCTTCGTAAAACTGATTAACAACCCTTCCAGCCTTACTGTTTTCTGAAAAACTAGAAATGTTTGACGCTCCTAAAAGGTTTAGTGCGTAGTTTGCTATATCAACCGTACTTGTCATCAACTATCTCCATGTGAAAGAGGGGGCGCAAACACGCCCCACTCTATTAGTCTAGAACGTACTTAACAGTTAGTTCAACAGTACCAGTGCCAGCTGCACCGCCCATTGTAACCGTTACAGGTACACCGTCCTCGTTAGCATCTAACTCAGTGCCGGAGCCTAAAGCTAGTGTAGCGATTACGTCTACCTTTTGCGCTGATGTAGACGCAGCAGCCGCTTTATAAGCAGCAGCAGCCGCGCTTACAGCCGTACCAGCTGCGTTAGTATGTGCAGCATAGCCAACTGACAAGGTTGTGGATGAACCCATTGCATCATGTGCAAGTGATCCTTCTAGCAATCTTGCGCCATCAGGCATAATAAACATCTCAATAACGTCACCAGACGCTAAAGAAGACGCTTCATAAGTACCATGAGCAACTCTTATTCTGCCACTCATTTCGTTTGCTTTGTTCATCACTGCTGGTGTAGCTCGTGAATTAGTACGTTGTGTTGAATAAACGGTAGCCATTAATCAATCTCCTTATTCGTTACACGCAATTTCTACTACTTTGCTTTCTTCCATGCGTGTAGCACCGATAGATTGGCAGTAATAGACTTGCGTTGAGTAGGATTTATCGGCACGTTCATCAATACGAGCAGCTGGCTCTTTACCAACAGCTAGCTTAATACCGTCTGAAGCAAAGGCAATAACCTGACGGTCACTATTGCTGTCAGTGTTTAAGCGATTTGACACAATAAAGTTAAAACCAACAAATGTGTTTAACTCTCCCTGTGCTAACGCTTTAACAGTATTAAAGTCAGATGAAGTTACCGTTGTATTGTTTAACAAATCAGAGATTTGCTTTGGCGATACAACAATATGCCGTGTGATTGACGGATCAACAGAGTTAGCATCTAAGGTTTCTTTTGCACTTAGAAGCTTCGCAATAGTTAATCCAGCAGATCCATGAGCAATCTTCTGTGTAGAAGGAAGCGCTGTAGAAGTGCTACCATCTTTACCAGTAGTTGACGTGCCAAGAGCCGCAGTAATGATAACATCATCCATTGCGCGACCCATAGCAGCGGCTGCTGCACGGCTGTAGGTTGAAGTCGGATCAACAAGTAAACGCACTTTATCTTGATCATCAATCAAGTCGGCATACTCATAATCTGACATTGTTACCATACGTCTACTATGTGGTGTTTCCACCAATGGCGTATCTGCATGGCGTGAAGTACGTAGAACAGCGGACGCTGCACCTACTTGGTCAAAAAAAGCTTTTTCGCCATTCACGCTTTCACTATCTACTGCATCTCGCAGCAAAGAACCCATCTGCTGTGATAGCATTTGGACATTAGAAGAAAACTGATTGACAAAAGCTGTAGTAATTTGAGTAGACATAAGTCTCTCCTTTACAGTTTCAGTTTCGGGTTTGCTTCGCTTGGTTGTCCCAAGGGGGCCAATGCTATTGCTTAGGGCAACTAGTCCGCTTGACTACAAGCTTTTTCACGGGCCTTTCGGTTATCCGCTATAGATACTCTCGGAGCCGTAACACTTCTTCTATATAAGTGTCATGCTCTGGGTGCATCTTATCCCAATATGGACCGTCTCGTCTAGTCATCTCTGAAACTTGACGTTGAGCCTCTTGCGGTGTCATAACAAGTTCTGTTGGAGCACCTTCTAAATTGTCTTCCCCAATTTGCTCTGCTAACTGAGAAAACATCTTAACTACTTCGGGATGATCCCCTAACATTCGACCATCCGATAAAGTTATCTCGTCAAATATATCTGTGCTTCCCAACAAATCTTTCGCAGCCATTTGAGCTAACTCAAGACGCTGATCAAAAGCTTGACCAAATTCTTGACGCAATTCTTGCTCACCTTCGTACAAAGCTTTCTCCGTTGTTTCAGACATATCAGTTTCTAAACCACTTATTGTATCCCTAACAAAGCCCATCATTTCATTAGCTTGAGAGTTCGTTAAACCAGCAGTTAGCGCACGATCACGGAATGTGCCAATTAAATCGTCATTTACAGATATATCACTGTCAGAAAACTCGTATGCACCAGCATCTTCTGGCGCACCTAACTTTGTGAAAACCTCACGCCATTCTTCTGGCGTGGCAGACTTACTAGGTATTGCTACCTTATCGGCCCCTATCATGCGTTGTGCATGAACGTAGCTCTTTGCTAATGCACTCGGATCAGCAAAGTTACGTAGTGACGGTTCATTACGTAGCTCTTCTGGTAAGCTTTCTAAAAAACCGATTGGTGCAGTTTCTGGTGCAGCTTGTGCCACAACAGCCTCTGGTGCAGCTTCTTGAGATCCAGTATCTTGGATTGCCTCTTCGCTCATTTTAGTTCCTTCCCTTCGGACAACATCCTGACGATCAACAGCACTGCTGCTCGTTGCCCTTCGTTAAATGAATTTTCATATGGATCGCCAGTAAACGTGGTTGTCTCAAAACCAAACCTAGCCTTGAGGTCACTCAATACCCTTTCGCCGTCGTCTGTGTTGAACGTGCGCCTATAAGATAATTTTAATTCTTCCAACTGCTTCATTACTGAACAGCCCCTGCTGCTTTAACTAATGGTGCTACTTTCTGTGCGGTTTCAGCTTGCATCATCTGCTCTTGCATTGCTTGCTGCGCTTGCTCTTGCTCTGCTTTTTCTTCGCGTAATCGTCTTACCTCTTCATTGCTTCTTATAACTCGTGCCGGAATACCTGTAACCTCTACAAGATACTGCACAAGTTTATCATCATCAAGATAATCCATAACAGGTGCGATTTCCGCTACTTGCATCATTACCTCAAATCCACGCAACATTGCCTGTAAGTCTGTAAGTCTCTGAGCCTTGGCAAGCGGTGAGACATACTCAATATCAATGTCTTGGCCTTGTAATTGCTCAGGAGCAGCAGGGAGGAGGCCATTCCTGAGCAGCAACGCAAAGGATCTGGAGATTAGTGGCTGGAGCAATTCGGATTGGAGCCTACCGAGAACTGGTCCTAAAAGCCGCATCTTTTCCTCGTTACGTTGCAACACTTCAGTAGCTGTCATCGCTGGTCCTTGCGACATCAACAACTGATCTACATAGAAAGCCTGACGTATAGCATTACGTCTCTGCTCTTCCATGTTCAAACCGAGAGGATTGTTTGCTCCAATATTTAAAGGCTCTAGCCTATCTCTTGTACCTGTTCTAAAAAAATTCAAAGCACCTGGCGTTGTCCTGACAGGTAACATAAAACCATCATCAGGAACCATCAATGGTGGGTCAATCTGTTTCTGAGCAGCCCTAATAGTCACCTCTGACATTTTATTAAGCATCTTAACATCTGGCAGTGCGTTCATTGCTGGACTTCTACCATATGTACTTACACTGTCTTTTACAAAACGTGGAACCATAAACGGAAAATCATCAAACCCACCCTCAGACAATAACTGCCTTGTGTCAGCGTGATAATACACAGAAGCTATTGCTTTGTTCTGTGCCTTACGACCCTTTGTTTCTCCACGCGGATATATCGCATGTACAAGCTCATGTTCTTTATGAGGCTCATTCTTTAGGTCTTTTGCCATTTGTGCTGGTAAAGTTTCTTCTCCAAACCTTTGTCCAGCAGCACGAGCAGAAATCTTAAACTTTCTATATATTGTATCTACTTTTCCGTTGGCATCTTCTGCTACCGTAATCTCTGCAATGTGCCGACACGAAAACCGCAAACCTTCTTTGTCACCTTCAACATAGAAAGCAGCAGTACCAAACACCACAAGATCATAATAAAGCTCATGTATCTCTTGCTGAAAGTTTGATCTGTTAAAAGCCTGATACATCTGATCTAGGCAGATTTCCAACCACTCATTAGCCATATCGTCATTCTGTAGCGCCGGATCTCGATACCGCATAGAAAACCAAGGTGTGCTAGGAGATGTAAGCATACCATGCAAGCTAGATGATAAAAGCTCTACAGCATGAATAGCTGTGCCGTCATAGATCAGCTCTGTACGCTTATCACCTTGCGTTCTTTTCTTAGTTATATCTGCTTTACGCGGCAACATATAATCCGCTAACTCTTGCCAATGACGTTCCCAATTTGATCTTTGGCTTTGCAAAGATTTAAAACGTCTATCTAATTGAGCTATAAGCGGTGATATTTGTGCCATTACATCATTCCATAATTATTCATCAAAGAGCGTTTTTTCTTTTTGTTTGTTGTTGGTATTCCCTCTAAAGAACCACCTTGCGTTCTCCCAGCCATCCTTTGATTAAGGCGCTCTAAAGGATCAACTGTCATATCAACCCGACGTTTGGCTGGTTGAGCAGATTTTGCACCCATTTCTCCGGCTACATTTTTTCGTCGCAACATCATCTTAGTAAACCACTACCCATTAAAGACCGTCTTCTACGGACCGTTCCCGTTGTTCCTGTTCCAAGCAACCCTTTAGGGCTTGTTGCAATCGTTGAAACTCTACCCTTCCCGGTGCTTTCAATAGCGTCAGCTTCAGTCTCACTTGTTACAACGCGGTTATCTATCACATCTCCGACACTCACATCTCCACCCTTATATGTTGTATCCGCACCTGTAGTGGTTGTTTCTGTAAACGGTGGGG